GACGCCTATAATAAGTAGCGCATAGCTCATTCTGTCGGCCTATTGGTCGCGTACTTAAAGTTAAAGGCTATCCAGTTGATAGCGGCGTGAGCCTTTGCTAAGGTTGACTCACTATCAGGAGGGGGCATAAAGGCTGCAAGTACAGAAGCACCCGCTATGACCTGTGGAATAAGTGTTGATAGGCTAGTCAACATAGCTGAAAGCGCATCCATAATGCCTGTGGTAAATTGAATAATCTCGATCATTAGGGATAGACTCTTTTGCTTAGAAAAACCCCCCACGTTAGCAGGGGGCATGGTCTTTAACTCTTTGGTTCTTTAGGTTCTACGATCAACGCTAAGTTGTCAGCGACTTCGGCCTTATCATCAAGCTCAATGATGTCACCCTCTGCGACTAACGCATCATTAATAAAACTTTGTACCAATACTTTGTAACGTGCCATAAAGCCTCCTTATAAAAGTGCAAAACCGCTAGGATAGAACTTTTGGCCGTCTTGGATTTCAGCACCGAAGTCACCGAACACCGATCCAGCCGTAGTTGTACCTACAGAGATATAACGAGCGCCTAAATAACGCTGACCTTTAGAGCCAATACGAGGATTGAAGTCGCAAGCTGTACGTGAGCCTAGTGTTAAAGAAGCGATCGGAATCGCGCCCGTAGTGCCTATTACAGTAACGTTGACAGATAAGGCTGCATCATCAGCCGAGATCACTTGCATCTCGATGGATGTACCGCCTACCGCTGCGACTGTATATTCAAAGCGTCCGAATAAATCCCAGCCCTCACCCATATCACGGGCAGCACCTAAGTCCACTGTGTTCGTGCTAAGTACCGAAGTGCCGGCGCTGAATATCGCTTGGCCAGAGATAACCCCCGTAGCAGAGATTGCGCCTGATACTAATAAGTTGTTGTCTACATAAGCCATGACTAGACCACCCTCGATTCTGTGTTTAAGATCTGGTCGACACGACGCAATGGCACACCTTCAAAAGTGTTCCAGCTCGTTGGTGTACCGAATTGATTTAGACCTGAATTAATGTCTAAGACGTTTTGTGACTTGTTCAAGGCTTGGATGCGCAGCATTGAATACACGGTTCTGTTCATGTAGAACGCAGGGCGACCCATGCCAAGGTTAGGGATACGATCTAAGGCGCGTGACATTAATTTGATAAGGTCAGCAGCAGCAGATTCGGACACTAAGTTAGCGGTATTAATGTTACAAATACGCACCACATAACGCCAATCTTTAACCACTAAGCCATTCTTCCATTGGTAATGCGTTTGGAAGGCTTGGTAGGGGTTAGAGTTAGCATCGTATACCACCAATTCACCTTGATCATCATGAGCCAAACCAGCCTTTGAACCTTTAGGGAAGGTGCAGAAAGTCGTGTTATCACCCCAAACCACTAAGTAAATAGAGGTATTGTTGGTAGAAACACCACCCGCATCTAAGACGTTTTGCGCATTACCCGCACCAGAGATAGCACCATAACGTGGCGCTAGCCCTAGATACTGACGTGGGTCAGTGGCAGGGTTGCCGTACAACAAGGTTTGTGCTTGTGCTTGGTTCATTGCTTCCAAGAACGCAGAATCTTCTGACATTCTAAAAGCATTGGTGTTGCCGTTTAATAAAGCTAAGTCTTTATCGACCTTAGCGTAGGCTTCTAACATACCGATCGACTCATCTACTTGCGCAGTGGTTGATTTGCTGGTTGGAATACCTTGGTTGATCGAGCGCCAATAGGCAGTCGGTAAGCCCGTACGGATGATGACACGGTGACCAGTGGGTAAGTTACCTTCTTGGAATACCGCATCTTCTAATATTTCGTTAGATTGCGACAAAAGCTCTGCTACCGCAGGAACTTTGCCATCGGGGTCAAGACGCTTGGCCCAATCTGCCAATGTTAAAGCGCCAGTTGCTAAAGTTGCCATTTATTCTTCCTATTGTGGATAAAGTCGATCAGCCAGTGATGACGTAGCGGCTGGGCCTTTACCCCCAGGTACTAAGTTATCTTCTGACATTGCTTTGCCTGCTCGATAGAAAGCACGGATCATCTCTGGATGATTGCCAATGCCGGTTGAATCAAGTAGTGCTTTTAGTTCAGGCGTGGCAAAAGCGTTAATCGCTTTGCCTGCGATAGCCAGGTTCTCGTCCATTTTTGCACCGCCAAACTCTTTGTCAGAGCGTGACGCTTCAGCCCAATCATTATGGACCTGTGCTTGTTGTGCCTGATGATCGGCCATGACTTTGGTTCTCATCAAACTGCCCATATCGGTCAGGTGTTGTGCTTGTTTCTGGGTTAATCCTGCTTCCTTGGCCGCGCTTTTAAAGGCGTCTTGGATAGTTTCGTCAACCACTGTTCCTTCTGGATAGGTAAAGTCTGTGTACTCTATCTCTACAGGCGCATCGGTTGCTTCTGCCGATAATAGAGTGGCGTCTGTCGGTTCAATGACAACATCAGTTGCAACGTCTTCAGTCGTCGATGCTATTTCTTCGGTCATTCGTTTGTTCCGTTAAAAGTTGTATGTATAAATCTGGACAGTTATTAAATTGCTCCAGTACCCAAAGCCCGACGACCCGCTTGCCTTCTTTATGTGCGGCTGTTAAGCCCTCGCCGGTAAAGCTGGTTTGAAAGACCCCACATTCAGCCATCAAGCGTCTAAGTAAGCGACGACCTTCTGGCAAAGTGGCGATAGCTTGAAAGTCTTGCGACTCGACGGCTATTTGTATCCTTCTAATTTGTTCCCGTTCCGCCCTTAAGTCTTCATCCATAGCGTAACCGACCGTGTTATTTATCATCCACACCGTAGAGCAGATTAGCTGCGTTCTTAAGGGTGCTGCCTGTCGTTAAGCCCATGTCGGTGACCTGTAAACAGATACTGACATCAGTGCCTTTATCGTCACCATCACGTTCTAATGATTCAGTTGCAGAGGTGACGATGGCAATGGCTTGTAAGGTGACTTGTGTGCCCGCTTTAAGTGCTTTAGAGATGCCCAAAGTCTCGCACTGGTCTTCATCTAAGTGCAGCGTTAAGCCATAACCATACTTAGCGGACATACAGTAAGTAGCCTCGCCCCTGTCGTCGCCATCTTTCTTCATGCTCAGCATTTTCATGTTAGTACAAGCCTAAGATCAGAGTGGCCGTTGTACCGGTAGCTAAGATGCGTTTAACTCTTAAGTTGATAACGAAACCAATCGCATTAGCTGGTACAGTTATAGTCACGGCATTACCGCTAGTCATGATTAAACTAATCGTGCCAGCACCACCGGCATAGATAGCTCTAGTAGCGCCTTGTGTGAAATCAGTTGAGTCATTCGGAACAACCGCATAAGCATCCGAATAACTGGTATACATGTCATTGGATGACGCTAGGGTATTAGGATATTGAGCCATTAGATTGTTCCCGCTGGGTACAAGGCAAAGATGCCAGTCGCAGTCGTTGAGGTCGCCGCGATAATAGAGGCGTTAATCTTAACAATCTGGCCTGCTACTAAGCCTGTTAATAAGAACGTGCCGCCTGATGCCAAAGTACCCGCGACGTTACCGGCGCCTGTGACAGCAATACCAGTACAAGGGCCACTGACTAAAGCCGTCGCATCAGTCGCAGTCGTTGGGACGCCCTCTAATTCGGTATATTCTTTAGCGCCGACGGTATAGCCTAGCGTTGAAAATAGTTGTCTAGCCATTTTGTTGTTGTCCTTGCATTTTGGACAGCATGTCGCCAGTGGCTGTACCGGGTTGAGTTGAAGTTTGTCCTAGATTCTTGGCGGCTTGTGACATTTCCATCAGCTGTGCTTGCTTTTGCTGTTGAGCTTGAGCCTGTGCGCGTTGTTGACGTATTAGGCCAGCTTGCTCACCACTGATGATCAGTTCGGGGTCAATACCTAGCTTATCTGAGTACACATCCGCCCAGTGATCAGGATCAAACTTATCCAGAACATCAGGGCGTAAGGTGGCAATCTGTCCCATGCTTGATACAAATCTATCGATGCCATTGACTGATACCGCCTTTTGAGCCTGAGCCAACATAGATACATACTCGATATTAAGATCATGGCCGGCTAATTCTTCAGGCGGTGGCGGCAACATGCCCGCAGTTAGTAGGCGCTCGAATACTGTTTCTATCAGTGGATCAAGTAGCTCATTATTAAGGCGCTCAACCACTGGTCCTAACATCAGCATCTTTTCTTCATTACGCGCAGCCACTTCAGTTGCGGTCATGCGCGTATCTTGCTGACTGATGGCCATGAAAATATCAGAGAAGAACGCCCCATTAATACGGGTACGCACATCTTGAATATCCATAAGCAAGGTTTGCAGATTGAGATTGACTTCGAAGGCGGTCTTGACACCTTGAGTGCCAGACGAGGCGTCGTAATAAGAGATACCGCCGGGGAATAACTCGATCTCTCTATTCTTCATGCTCGATGGCACTTGAATAGGGGGATTGGCTTGATAGTCGATAGCTTGAGACTTGCGAAATTGCTGTGCTTGTAATTGTTTGATATCGCCTAGCGCTTCCATACCTGGTGAAACGCCATAGATGTCGCCCCCGACTGTAGTCCAGCGAGGTGATACACAAGGGAAGGTCTGATAGCCTGATTCACGTAGAACCTTCTTATCACCCGCATTACGTTCGAAGTACACCGACTTAAACGGCATATTGAGATTATCTTTTTTACTCTGATCTCGATCGGCTCTTGGCTCAATAGCATGAATCAATGTCACCCACTGATCGAGACTGCCCCGCTGATAAGCTGACTTCACGATAGATGAGCAGTTCTCTAAGCCAAACTCACCAACGATCTCAGCGACCGTTTTGTCAAACTCTCTGTATAAAGTATTAACCTCACCCTTCCAATTAGTCGTGATGGCATACTCACCAATAGTGAACGCGTGTAAGTGGATGACGTTATTGAAGTCTTCAGCGATCAATGCAGAGGCCGTACCAAATGCGCCCAGCTCTTCATACATGGAGTGTAAGACGCGATAGCAGTTTGACTTAGCCAGCACATCACTAACTTGATCGGATACCGCATTGAGCCAGACTTTAACTGGTTGAGACTCCATCAAGTCTGTATCGGTAACCGATAACCTAAACCAAGGCCGTGAGGGTGAGGTCATGCCTGACATCATGCCAGCCGCTAAGACTCTAAGCGCCCTAGTCCCGGTTGAGTCGTAAATAGTATTGTGGCGTTTAAAGCCCTTGTTTCTATCGCCTATGAAATAGCGGCCATTGACCGGTAGTAAGTTACGACTCACATCCGACCACTGCTGTAGCCAAGTTGAACGCTCCATCTTTAGAGCGTTCCAGCGGCTATTAAGTAGCTTGATTTCTTCTGACACTTATGCGCCTAGCAAAGTCTTCTTAGCCAGCGTGCTAGCAGCAACTGGATCACCTTGGCCACCGGTTAATAGCGTCGTGGTGACGCCTCCGCCACCTTGCGCTACGTTCTGAGTGCCTGTATCGGCCACAACTGCCTTTACATCAGGCGCATGAGCTAATTGAGGTGGGGGTGGTGGTGGTGCGGGTGCGGGTATGCTGGGAACTGATGAACACATAATGGACTCTCACTTTTAAAGTTAATGAGAGTCTACCGCCTCAATGTCATATCATCCACACGGCCTATTTATGCAAGCGCTCACTAAAGCGAGTGCGCTCTTTGATGATGTCTCTAATGGTAGACTTTGAGCAGTCGAACTTGTCGGCCAATTGTTGATAGCTGAATGCGCCAGTATCGTAAGCCGCCCTAATGGTTGCGCAGTCATCATCTGATAAGGTTGTCTTGGGGTGCTCCTCGCCACA